GTATACCTATGCTTTCAAGCGTGAGGTCTTGCTTGGGCAGGCGTGGTACGCTCCTGGCTGCACCCCTAGGGAGGTGGCTGAGCGTGTTGTTGCTCTTGCTGGACGTTACCAGCAGCTTGTGGAGACCGACTATTCACGGTTCGATGGGACAATTTCGCGTTGGCTACGTACCAATGTGGAGAAAGCTGCGTACCAGCGGTATTTCGGTGGTATGGATGGCCGGCAGGTTGGTGAGTTAATAGACAAGGAGATCGATGCAATGGGCGTTACGGCGTCTGGCATGGTTTATGATCCGTCTGGCTCCAGGCTGTCTGGTAGTCCTCTTACTACCGATGGGAATACGATCATCAATGCGTTTGCCGATTACTGTGCGCTGAGGCTCATGGGGTTGTTGGCAGACGAGGCCTTCTTCAGACTTGGCCTTTATTGTGGGGATGATGGGGTTTCTAATGCGTTGCCAGCGTGTTTGGAGCGTGTTGCTGAGGAGCTCGGTTTGCGGTTGAAGTGTGAGGTTAGGCGGGATGGTGCTGGTGACCATGCGCCTGCTTTGTCTTTTCTCAATCGCCATTTTGAGGATCCTTGGGGAGGCAGTCTTGGTAGTGTGCAGAATCCTCTGCGCGCGCTGCGGAAGATACATATGAGTTTCGCTCCTGGTTACATAACTGATCAGCAGGCGCTTTACGACAAGGCGAATGGCTACCTAGCGTTGGATCCCGATTCACCGCTTATGGGTGCCATTTGCCGAGCTATGAAGCGCGTTGCCGAGTCAGAGAGTAACGATGACGATCTTCAGAACCGTCTTACGTCATATGACACACCTTTCTTTATCTGGGCGCAATATCTTGCACAGAAGGATGATCATACCGGGTCTCAGGACATGGACCTTAATACTTGGCCGCAGGCCGATGTGGACTGGGTGTGCGAATACACCGCTTATCAGATCGGTTGCCGGGAAGCTGACGTGCTTGATTGGATCGAGTTGTATGACTTGGTTGAGATTCGCGATCATATGGAGGCAATCGAGCGTACCATACACGTGGCTCCGTTGGAGGAGAAGATACCGATCCATGTGTTGGATAATGAGTGGGAGTCTTTGCCTGACTGGGCTAAAATCATGACCCAGCGTGCTGTTCCTGTGCCCGAAAGGGTCAAGCAGGCAGAGGTTAAGAAGACGACCGCGCAGAAGCGGGCTCGCCGCCGAGCGTTCGAGAACCATAACAACTAATATGCGGCGTCGCAGGTCTGATTCCTGCTAAAACAGTCAGCGTGATGGAATATGTATCAAACACGTATAAAACCGCTAGGATAGATTAGCATAAGTATGCGATTGGTCTCATTAGCCAATAGAAG